GGAGCTATTTCCCCTTGCCACCACGGAGCTATTTCCCCTTGCCTCCACGGAGCTATTTTCCCATGCCTCCACGGAGCTATTTCCCCTTGCCACCACGGAGCTATTTCCCCTTGCCACCACGGAGCTATTTCCCCTTGCCTCCACGCGATATTTATATCGCAAGTTTATTGCGACGCTTAATCCCATGATTTTTATGATTCCGTCAAAATTAACATCAACAGCATCCATTTCTTTCTGTGTATTAATGATTATTTCTTTCATCTTCCATCCTTTCCGTTTCGTTACTCTATAATCTTATTATTGCTATCAACCCACGCTTGCTTAGGATACGGAACCTGCAATATAAGTTTTAACCATGCATCTCCTTTTTCGGTGGTGATAAAATACTTTTCCGTTTTGTATTGTTCAATAATGCCATCTACAATAAATCGCTTCATTGTTTCCTGAACTGCCGGTGCATCAATACGTGGGTGAACTTCTGGCCTGCAATGACAATGGATTAATATTTCAATGTCGTTTGGTGTGGTCATGATGACTCCCTTTCCGTTTGTTGGGTATATAGTCTCATGATCCCGATTTCTTGTCAAGAAATATTTAGAAAAAAGATTGATAATAATTTCATTTATTTATCTATTGTATTATGAAATATAAAAATAATACGAGATTTTTCTTTACAAGAATAATAAAAAAAGTTACGATATGTCCCATGAAAACTACTACATTTTTTAACAAAGCTCGCAAAGGGCTCGGTCTAAGGCAAAAAGAATTGGCAACCTTATTGAAAATAAGCCAAGTCAATTTGTGCAAATACGAAAGAGGATTTACAGAACCTCCGGGGCAAGTAGTTTTAAACCTTGCTGAAATTTTGAGGAATCGTAAAATCATTTTATTTTAATAACCACTAACCGACTGAGGCGAGAGATGGATGAGAAAATGTTAAAATGGGCAGAAATGCGACTTCAAGGTGCTGCAAAAGAATTAGATAAAGCACAATCTCTTTATAACGCCTGTGTCAAAAGGTGTGATGAAATCCTTGAGGGAAAACCTTCTCTTGATACAATTCAACGATATAATAACTGGCGAGGTATGCAACCGAAATGACCCTCCGCGACTTAATCAAACTGACGATAATCGGGATGCTACTGGTAATATTGATCTATTACGGATGCCTATTTGTTTACGACAATTATCAAGAGTATCAAAAATATCCGCACCTTAACAGGGCGGTGGAGAGGGAGGGAAGGTGAAAAATTATACTCTCTTTTTGGGAGTTACAATAGGGTATTCCCTTAGGGGAGTATTAACTGATACGTTGGGGTGGAATGTTGGTTTAAGTGAATGGTTTGTGTTGATGGGAATCTCACTATATTTATTTTCTCTTGATTTATAACCCCCGAAAGCGAGGCAAAATGAATAAGACGAAAGGAAATATGTATGATTGGGTAATGCCATGGAATCCTCTTGCTGGTGAATGCCCTCATAAATGTGTTTATTGTTCGACTAAAAGTATCATGTTTCGTCCATCTTGTAAGAAAAAATATTCAGGTGAATTACGACTTGACGAAAATGCCATGAAAAAGCCGCTCGGAAAGGGAAACACATGGTTTGTCTGCGCTCAGAATGATCTGTTTGCACAGGAAGTACCTCAAGAGTTTATCCACAAGATAATTCGCCGTTGCAAGGAATATCCAGAGAATACATATGTTTTTCAGTCTAAGAATCCAGAAAGAATGTTCTATATCGGTGTACTAAGATGGCCAGAGAAGAATATAGTTGGAACTACGATTGAGACAAACCGTCATTATTTAGGATGGAGTGTAGCACCAGAAACAATACAAAGAGCTAAGGAAATGGTCAAGATCCAAGGCCGAAAATTCGTTACCATTGAACCTATTTTTAATTTCGACATTGATATCCTTACGTCTTGGATTGCTCAAATCAAACCAGAATTTGTGAACATCGGGGCAGATAGTAAAAAGCATAATTTACCAGAACCATCCCCCGAGAAAATCAAAGCCTTAATTTCCGAACTATCTAAATTTACCGAAGTCAGGCTGAAATCGAATCTAAAAAGGTTGTTGCCATGACCCCACTCCAAGCCAAACTACAAAAATGCAAGGACTCAGGCGTAACGAATACCGCAGAAGCAGCGAGAATTTGTAAGTGTAGCCATGACTATGCGAATCATTTCTTTAACGGCGAGTACGGAAAGGAACGTGTTGCCAAGAAGAAACCGGAATTGATAAGAATGAAATGTCTACGAACAGAACCGGGTGAACATTACTTTATGTCAGAGGGGCCCCACAATCGGGTTTGCCCTGACTGTAAAAAGCTAAGCGGTTGGAAAACGGACTTTGAAACGCCAGATATGGGGTGGAGGCCATGACGAATAATAATTACGAAACTCCACAATCTTTTTTTAAGATCCTTGATGACGAATTTCATTTCACGCTTGATGTGTGTGCGCTTCCTGAAACGGCAAAGTGTGAACGGTTTTTTACGATGGAGATCGATGGCTTAAAACAAGACTGGACAAGTAATATTTGTTGGATGAACCCGCCTTATGGAAGGGGCGTTAATGTCTATAAATGGGTCGAAAAAGCATATAACGCATCACTGGTCGGTAGTATCGTAGTAGCCCTCTTGAGAGCATCAACAGACACAAAATGGTTCCATGAATTTTGCCTCAAGGCTTTTGAAATCAGATTTATTAAAGATCGTCTGCATTTTAACGGTAGGGCAAATCATGCAAATATAGTTGTTGTTTTTCGTCAATCCCACCGTAATTATCCTTTAATAAGTTCAATAGGAAATGGAAGATGAGCTACACGGAAGTTGGGGTGGAGACCACGAAAAAGTGTATATGGTGCAGAGGTACAGGCTCTATAAAATTACGACACAGAGGATTAATCCCCTGCCTTAACTGTAAAGGTTCCGGGAAAGGTTTTGATGGCGGTACCGGCTGCGTAAGTGGCTCACCAAAACCCTGGATGAATGGAAATAAATTCCAGAGTTCTAAAAAAGCAATAAAATGAACGTCACCGAAGAAGAGTTTAAGGCATTACTCGCCAGGGATACGAAAATTTTAAATATATTAAGGGGGAGATTATGAAAGAAATTACAGAGAGTTTGTTGCAGATTGTCGCGGGAGATATTGAAGGATTACTACTCGAAAATCGTGAAAGCATGACTTTTGCTTTCCAGAAAGTCGGCAATGGATTTAAAATATCCATCGGCATTAATCTTGATTCAAACGGTGATGGAACTATCGTCAATTATGACATGGGCTTTGATCTGGAACCAAAGCCAGAACCACCAGAAAAGCATAAGGTAAAATATAAGCACACCATCAACGAATCACAGCCGGACCTTTTCGCCATACCCAAAATAATTTCATGTCCATTAAGGGCGCGTTTAACAAGAGAGGGTGCATGCTCTGAATTGGTATATTGTTCCTTTACGTGCCTAAACCATTGCCGGAACGGAGAACGGGCGCAGAGGGCAGTATAATGAATCAGACAACTATAACGATCCCTGGTAAGCCAATAGCCAAAAAACGTCCGAGGTTTGCCCGTAGAGGCAAGTTTGTTGTTACGTACAATGACCAACAGACCGAGGAAGGAAAGTGGATTTTAACGGCACGGAGTCAGATTAAAGAGGCAATCCCTGAAGGTGTTCCGGTAACACTTCATTGTCAATTCTTCATGCCGATACCAAAAAGCACGCCGAAAAAAAAGATCATGCACGAACACACAAAGAAACCTGACCTTGATAATCTTGTCAAATTCGTCAAGGATTGCCTGAATGGTGAACTATGGCACGATGACGGGCAAGTGTCCTGTCTTTATGCTGAGAAAATATACGACCATGAACCGAGAACCGTAATTATGGTGACGTTCTAAGGGGGAGAAAATGGAGTTAGAAGAAATGAAAAAGGTCAGACCAATTAAAGATATAGAAAAATATTGGTCAGAACCAATTAAATTAGATTGTGATACTATACAAACCGCCGTTGAAGACATTAGAATACTCATTGCCGAAATCTCTAACCTTAAGCAGCTCAGCATTAAGGCCGGGAAAGAAATCAAGTATCTGCGCTCCTGCATTGTCGATCAGGCAGATAAGCAGATTGAGATTAACATGCTCAAGGAAAAGTTGGCTGAGGCGGAAAATGGTATATGTGAATGGGTCTATGATGGCAACTATGATTATTTTATAACTTCTTGTGGCAATGACTATTGCTTGATCGATGGAACCTTAAAAGAAAATCTCATTACCTATTGTCATGGCTGCGGGAAAAAGATTTTAGAGAAATCCGTCGAAAATAACTAAATACCCCTTGATTTAAGTGGGGAAAGTTGTAGAAGGTAGATAGCGTGAAAAGATGAGAATACAACTATTTCAAATTTTAAAGGGAGTTTATCAGAGGTCGGGAGTCGTGAGGCCCCGAACGGTTCATCCCCGTCACGCCCTTCTGGTAAGCTCCCTTTTTTGTTTGAGGTATAAGTAATGTCCTACCGAGACAGTCTCAAAGATCCACGATGGCAATCTAAAAGAAGTGAAATCCTCTACCGAGATAAAAACACTTGCCAGAAATGTGGAGACCCAGGAAATCAGGTGCATCATCTTCAATACATTGATGGTCATGAACCATGGGAATACGACAATGATGATCTTCAAACCCTCTGTGACGACTGTCACAATATTGAATCTTCTCTCATAAAGTGGACAAAATACGAACGCATGAAAAAGAAACTATGCCGTCAAATTTTATCACCTGATGAATACGAAAACGGAATTAAAATAATATGCGATTTCCTATTAATATAAAATTACGTGAGTTAATATGTAAAGAGAATATTAAATACATATATACTTTCTATGCGCGTAACATAAGTGACACAAGTAACCGGAGTAACCGTGGATAAAAACCCATTCAAAAATAACGATCCTGTGTTCCGGTATATGACACTCATGGCAATGTTAAGAGGTAATGCCACTATTGAGCAAACTACCGAAGTTCAAAAGCTTTTACACGAAGTGTCGGGGTTAGAATATGATGAAGAAAAGCTTCTTGAGGACGTTTCTGAATACTACGAATTGCACATTTTAGGGGAGAATAAAAAGAAGCGATCTATACAAACTGAGGTCGAAAACTGGTTATTAAGTAACGCAAGTAACGAGGCTTGTTACTCGTCGTTACTCGTTTCGTTACTCACTTGTTACTCAGATTTGAGTTTAAAGACCAAAGAAGAGAAGGCCGCGTGTCGGATGGCATTTCAAAGATTAGTCAAAAAGGGAACGCTTGAACCGGATAGAAACCGCTCTGGAATGTACCGATATTTGAATGGTCATACAAACGATATTGATTTCATAAATGCTGATGATACTCCCTTTGAATGGCGATGTCCCTTAAATACTCATGAGCTTGTAAATATCTATCCAAGGAGTGTAGTAATTATTGCAGGGGAAAGTAATTCTGGTAAAACTGCATATATGCTTAATGTTGCTAAGAAATACAAAGATGATTTTAAGGTAAATTACTTTTCATCAGAAATGGAAGATGTTGAATTGAAAGTTAGGTTGAAAAACTTTAATCGTCCTCTTGAAGAATGGAAATCCGTGAGATTTATTGAACGTGTCACAAACTTTAATGAAGTTATCATGCCAGATGAAGTAAATATTATTGACTACTTAGAAGTGCATAAAGATTTTTATGAGGTGTCGGGATTGATTCGCACAATCCGCGATAAACTCAATAAAGGAATTGTTGTTATAGCGATCCAGAAACCAGCCGGGAGGGATGAAGCTGTAGGAGGCGCCGGGACAAAGAACCTTGCGAGACTTTATATTTCTCTATCCCCAGGAAGGGCAAAAATAGTTAAAGGGAAGATATGGAGAACATTTATAAATCCAGATGGAATGTATTGTAATTTTAAACTCGGTGGTGGCGCTAATTTTAAAATAAGTGGTGAAGGTCGTTGGGTAAAAGATGAAGCCAAAACACCTTTTTAAAGGCATCTATAATATGAATCGTGAAATCTATATCATGAGAACTCATGCTTATAGTGAAAAACAGGCTCATACTAATTTTTGTAATAGATTAGCCAATAAATATAATGTTCATCCAAGTATAGTATTTAATAAATTTAACGGCGATTTAGATAATTTTAAGGTAGAAATGGAAGTAGAATACACTGAATAAATCAAAGTTCGATTTTATACCGTGTTGGAAGGGCAATGAATAAATCAACATGGGCTATGTTGTGGGGAGGGTAGAAATGGACAAACCTATAGTAGCATTAATGGACGATAATTTTATTTGGTGCCGGTCATGTGGATATCGGGCAAGTATAGATAAATGGAGTCGTATTAAAGTTACGAGTCCATCTGGACAATCTTATCTTGTGTGTAGGGAATACAGCCTCATAAAAAAAGAATTAATCCATAGGGGAAGCGTTGATTTGTTGGCATGCCCTGATTGTAGAACAATTCAATGGATAAGATAAAAATGGAAATATATAAACCAGATCCAATAAAGCCGAGAAAACAATGGAAGGTGTTTATAACCATTGTTTGTGGGGTTCTATTAATTACGGTGCTATGTGTTTTTAATGAATGGAGCATAAAAGAGAGTGAAGAAAAGCAGATTAAAGAAGCGGCTAAAACCTCTATCGGGATTAGCTCCGATATGGTTGAAAGGGTAAGAAAGAGACACTGCTGCGGCGGATATGCTTATTATAGAGTTGCTGGAAAAAACGTACAACATGGAGCTATTTTATATTCCGCATCATCTACAGCGACTTGGACATCAAAACAAAAATATTGGAACGGGGCGGAATGGGTGGAAATGAAATGACTGAAAAACTTCAAATTATTGCTCAAATATCAGGATATAAGAATCTTAAGATTGAGGGAGGGTTCAGGCTACAGATTGATGTGTTTGAATCGAGGGAGCAGGACGTCGCGGCACTCGCTATTCTGGCAAATAGGCGCAAGGTTGTTAAGATTACGATTGAGGACCATAAAGAATGACGAATATTGACGGATGGCTAACAGGGTGGAAAGAGATTGCTAAGTATGTAGGATTACATATACGGACATGTAAACGGTATAAAAAAAAGTATTCATTACCAGTTCATTATTTGCCCGGCGGAACCCCCGCATGTCTGCCTTACGAATTAGATCAATGGTTAATCTATTTTGATAAGCTTAAAAATCACCTGTCCCCATAAATACCCCCTCTGTCACTCATAGGGTATCTTTCAAAATCTCTTTTTATCTGAAATAATCTCCATACAATGAAGACCAATGAAGAAATAGGCGCAGAAGCGGCCAAAATTGCACGCAAGAAGGTTTTAGAGCAGGCCCGACAAGTTAAACTTACCACAAGACGCATACTTACGAGGATTTCTGAGGGGTTGGATGCAACCGAAGTTAAGACGAACTATGACAAGGATCGGGGAAAGTGGTCATACTCAGAACCCCTGATTGATCACGGTCATAGGTTAGAAGCTGCCGGCATGGGTATTATCATTCATGACATGAAACCCTGTGAGAAGAAAAAGATCGATGTCAACCACTCCGGTTCCATCATGGCAGCGGTGGCCTCGCATTTATCGCAGCCGGTACAAAAAGCGGTGAAGGAAGATAAGAGCACGGTTAAGAAGTCTCAACCTAAGCAATCGTAGAGGGGCGTTCACGGGATGAACACAGCAAGAGATGAGATTTCCTATCAAATTGAAGAATGCCGGAAGGTATGGCATTCGTTTGAATATTTCCTTGATGAGTATGTCTGGATTGAGGATAAGGAAAATCATACTGATTTAAAGCTTGAGTTATGGCCAAAGCAACGAGAAATATTACAAATCATTATAAATGAAAAACTTATCATTATTTTAAAAACTCAACAGGTGGGCCTCACGTGGTTGGCTGGCTGTGCATATCCATTGTGGCAAGAAATAAGAAACCCTCTTGATTTAACAGTAGCCATTTCCGTTAATGAGGACATGTCGCAAGAATTATTGCAACGTGTTTATTTTATTCTTGACCGACTTCCCCCTTGGCTGTATCCACCCATCAAGACACGCACTAAATCAGTTCTTGAGTTTCAGCATATTAATAATCTTGTTAGTACGTTTAAGTCTTTACCCACAACCGAAATGGGAGGGCAGGGGAAGACACCTAATAGATTAATTCTTGATGAAACGTGTAAGAATAGGCTTATTAGAGAGATTTACAACGCTTCATATCCTGGCATTCAAAAGGCAGGAGGCCAGATAATTAGTATCAGCAATAGTCTTAAGACCGGTGCAGGGTGGGGATGGACACGTGACTATTATACGGATTCGATGAAGGGTAAAAACGACGCAAAGAGAATCTTTCTTGCGTGGAACGCAGACCCTTCAAGACCGAAAGATTTTAGGGCTCGGGTTAAAATGGCTGGCATGGATGATCACGAAATCAAAGAACGATATCCAGAAAGTGAAGCCGAAGCATTAGAGGCAGCAAGTGGCGGCTATTTCGGTGATGCTCTCAAACGTCATAACAATCCGATTCCTGGTGTTAAGGGACGCTTAAAGCAGGATAAGCAGACAAAAGAAATTGAATTTATCCCTGACATTCATGGACCTCTTGAGGTATGGCGACATCCGTATCATCTAATTAAGAAATGGGATGGTGTTTTCTATACTAAACGCTATGCAATCGGTTCTGATGTTTCAGAGGGATTGGGGAACACGTACTCGGTGGCTCCTGTTAAGGATCGTCTATTAGACGAGACAGTGGCAAAGCTACGTAGTAATCGTATTGATGCAGTCGATTGGGCAGAGCAGTTAAGGTTGTTGAGCCTGTATTATGGCAATCACATTGATCGTTCAGAGGGTAGAAAATTCAAACTCGATAAGGAAACAGCGCTCGTGTGCGTTGAGGTTAATGGCTCAGGACAGACGACAGTTAAGGAGTTAATTAAGAAGAAAGTCAATCAATATGTCAGGATGGTTCCTGATGTTGTAGGTAGTGGCTTGACACATCAATATGGATGGCCTGAAACCCCAGACGCGAAGTATGAGCTGGCGAACGATCTCAAGCAATGGTTTAAGAGAATGCGAGGGCGGTTGTACGATGCCATACTTATAGATCAATGTTCGATTTTCATTATCCATCCAAATGGTAGATTAGCGCATGAAGAAGGTGTGGGTAAATTCGACGATGACGTTATTGGTTATGGTCTGATGGAACAAGCGTCATTATTTATGGGAGAAGGGCCAAAAAAGATCATTCCTCCTGTTACCGGATGGAGAGCCGATAAACTGGAAGAAGGTAAAAAGGCGGGGATTTGGGCATCATAATATGACAATAACTCTATTTTTGGAAGGTGGCATATGAAAGACCTTTTTAAATACTTCAGGGATCGCAGGAAATACTGGCTGTTGCCGGTGTGGGTGATTCTTATAGTGGTAAGAAAGGTTATAAAATGACCAAAAAAGAAAAACTCCGCCGCAAAAGTTAAGGGCGGCACAGGCAAGGGAGAAGGCGAAGAAATGGCCTTATCTGCCGAGTTATCCCACAATTAACCAAGTGTGGGCTAAGAGGTGGCTTAACGATATAAGACTTGGGAGGGTCTAAGAATGGCTAAAGTAATCAAGAAATACATTCGCCCCATGGAACGCAAGGATAGGCGCAAGGTGATCATGCCGACAGACAGAAAGCTTATGGAGGCGTGTATCGCGTTGAGGGATAGGGTTGAACATCCAAATGATGTAGGTGATATCATTCTGCAGAATGGAATCTATAAACAGAAAGACCCGGAAGCGATCCTTGTTACCACGGTGGATGGTGTGCAGGTAGGATATAAAGTAAAGCCGTGTTCACCCTTGGAACTCAATCATTACTTTGATCGGTATGTTTACTTGAAAATTCCTGGCTATCACCTCAAGGAATTGACGGTCAAACAGTTGGTTTCGATCAAGACAGCACTTTATACCGCATTCCTTGAGCCTCAAATGGGGCCAATAGGAGTGAAGATCATTGCTGATGATGCCATGTTAATGACTCAGCGATTCATGGTGGCCTTCTGGACACCGAAGAATAAAAACCTTGTTTCAATGATTGGTGGCGTGGATGTTAAAGATGGCCTGGTGATTCAATGACATCGTACCAAAAGCGTAAGAATGAAATCGCCTACCTTGAGCAGTGTGTCAATGAGTTAGAGAAGATTGCAAAAGAGTTGGCGTCAAAAATACATGTCAAAGGATCGATCCCCATGCTTTTATTGGGTGATGGAATAACAGGCGATAAGTATATCACACCCTACAATAATGGTGAGTTTAATATGGAGTTGTGGTGCAATGGCTGATTCAACTATCGACATCAAAAAAATGGAACTCTCAGACGTAGGGCCCGAAGTTCTTGAAGTATATCGTAGAATCAAACGTGACCTTGTTGACGACACCGACCGCAAGGATTGGGAACGGATAAGGAAGCGTTGTTGGGATGCTGCTTATCCTCTCGACCCAGAAGGCAAAGATAAAGACACAATCTGGACGGCAAAAGAACGGGATCAAATGATTAAGAAAGGCATGATCCCCATAGCCGTCAACGATTTAGCAAAGGACATTCAAGCGGCATCAGCACTCATTACAAGCAAATCCCCAGGCCTTAATTTCATGCCTATCGGTTCAGGTGACCTGTATATTGCCGAATTAGCCAAGCGAGGATGGGATGTAGTATTAAATGGCAATGAAGGGCAGGTAACTCTTTATGATCTGATTAAAGAGAAGAATATAGGCAATCTCGCCGTCCTTGAGGCCAAACATGACCCCTCCATGGGTATCTTTGGCAAGATCCTCATAGGCGATTTAGATCCGACAACCTATTATGCAGAGTTCAAAAAGTCAAAAAAGCGCGATCATTCAGATGTATCTTTTGGAAAGGCGCATCAGGTTACAAAGACATATGCTCTCGAAACTTACGAGGGATTGAAAGAAAATGACCTTATTTTCTCCGAACTCAAGAAGGATGAAAACTCCGAAAATGTACCGGATAAGGTTACGGGAACCGATACCTATGCAACACAGACGGGCGATAAACCACAGGGGCCGGAAGAAAAGGAACCTGAAAATGTATGGGAGATTGAGGACTGGGAGTTCAAGAAGGAAAAGGAAATCTGGATAATGATAGCCGATGCAAGCCAGACCTACGGTTATACCAGAAAGACTTTTAAATCCTACGGGGATGTTGAGAAAGACGGATGGACATTATCTCCTGACAAAAAGACGGCCGAGGATTCAATGGGAGTTAAGGCCCTTGTCTGGCCTCGTCTTGTTGCCAAACGTATTCAGCGTATTATCGTTGGAAAGAAGATGATTTCAAAGACCGTCAATCCATTAGGTATTGATGCAGAGGGAGCTCCTGTCCTGGCACTTATCACGTTACAGGAAGACAAAACTCTTTCAGGTTATCCCACAGGTAAAACGGCGAGGGCATTGGAACTTACCCGGTCACGCAACAAAAGACGTATTCAGTCAATCTATATCGCTTCAAAGAACGCAGACGCTACAAAGATATTGCCTCAAGGGTGCAAGTGGGTAAAAGATGAAGTCCATGGCGACTATATTGAAATGTCCAAAGATGCGTCGTTGCCTCCATCTCAGTTGGGGCCGGTTAATTCATCGGCCGAAATGATCAACCTCGAACAGATCGACAAACAGGATATTCACGATGAATACCAGATCAACGATATTATTCAGGGCAAGATTCAACCCGGACAGTCTAATATGGCGCATAGAACCGTTTTGTCTTTGACGGAAATGGTGGGCGTGATTTCTTCCCCGGGCGTTATTACCTTTGAATCCGCTCTTGTGAAGTTAGGTAAAGCTGTGTTTGCCTTGATGCTTATGGTATGGCCTCGTGTCATGTGGCGCCGATTGATTGAAGATGATGAACTTACGACATGGCAACCGGATAAAGATAAGAAACTTGACGAAAACGGGCAACCGATTCAACCGGAACCCTCTATAATTCAGCAGAAATGGGAAGAAGCGTTGACCATGCTGTCAGGAGAACGTGCCGATGGTACGCGGATACCGGAAGAAAAAAGGACAAGTCTGATAGACATTGACATTAAGATTGTTGCAGGATCGACACAGCCAACAAACAGAATGGCTAAAGCGGGAATGGCGATTGAAATGAAAAACGCTGGGATTTATGATGTTAAGGCCGTTCTTGATTATACGGATGATCCTAAGAAAGATGAAATAACCGAAAGGATGGAACGTCAGCGGCAGGAAGAACTTGACGCTATCCGGCAGGGGCAATCAGTAAAAGGACAGGGGAAATGACCGAACAACAAAGACAGGTTATTATTGTCATCCTGAAAGCTCTCAAGGGTATTGAACGTAAATTACAGGATTTAATAAAGAAGCAATAAATATAATAGCTTAATTCTCAATCGTTACATGAGGGCAAAAGCCGATTTCCAGAAATGGAGTCGGCTTTTTTATTGGTTTTCCGGGTTTTTTCAAAACCCTGCGTTAATAAGTTCTGGGTAATCTAAAAACCCTGCATGAAAGGAAGGTAGAAATGGGAGCATACGTAGAACCTGATGTAATCACGGAAGAGGAACGCGCCATTCAGATGGGGGATAGCGTGTCTGAAGAAGTGGCCGAGGAAGTTCAACCGGAAGGGGCTGGAACCCTGGAAGCCGAAAAGCCCGTACAGGAAACTGAGAAACCAGCGGTAGAAGCAGCGGCAACCGAAACCAAGGATGAACCGGAGAAACTTACCGAGGATGAGAAGAAGGACATTGAGGCACAGGGGTTTAAGATCGAAACCGATAGAAAGGGACGGACTTATATCACTGATGCCGAAGGGTTGAAGATTCCTGAAAAGAGATTTGGCAAGATTTACCGAGAAGGAAAAGAAGCTGAAACTCTCAGACAGGAAAACGAAGAACTTAAAACGAAACAGACCTTAATAAAACAGTTAGGGCAAGAGGAATATTTCAAACTCTATCCGGAAGAAGCGCCGGAAGGTTGGAAGCCGCAGGAACCAAAGAAGGTTGTTGCAACACAGATTCCAGAAGGTTTCAACGTGTTGGATTTAAACGTAACGGGCGGTGCATATGACGGTCATACGTTACGAGAAGTTATGCAGATTGACCCGGATGAAGGAACCCGGATGCTCAACGCATGGAAAGACAATCAACATGCTGAAATCAGGAAACAGGAAGAGACAGCCGCAAAAGATGTTCAACGACGGGCGAATGATGCCGGTCAGTTTGAAGTTACGATGGCCAAGGAACTCTTTGGCGTTGAGGACACGAAATCTCTGACAAAGGAGCAGGGTACAAAGATTGTTCTCCTTGGGCAACAGGTTCTTGACTGGCAGATAAAGAATGATCGTCTCGGTTTGACCTTCAATGAAGCCTATTTCCTGATGAATCGGGAAGGATTGATTAAGACCGCAGGCGAGAAAGGCGCGGCAAATGCCCTTAAGGGACTTCAAAGAACCGGGCCTCCTTCCATCGATGCAGGGAATGGTGGTGCAACGGTTTCCGAGTGGGACACGGTTTCACGGATGTCGATTGAGGATCTTGATAAACACATCGACAGTCTTGACGACAAGGGGTTGACGAAATTCCTCAAAGAAGCACCGGCGAGTATCCGGGCAAAACATCCAATGATTGATTGGAAATAACTGTTTGAAAGGGTCTCCTTAAAAATAAAGGAGCAGCATTATGGGTGCAGAGTGGAGTGTAGCAACAGGCGACGCGGTAGCACGAAAAGTGTGGGCGCGTGACGCTTTTATAGAAGGCAAGACCGAAAGTTACTTTTACGGTCAAGGTCTTGTAGGACAGGGGCCGAATAATGTGATTATGGAACGGCCTGAACTTGAAGGGAACAATGGCGATACCGTTTACGTCTTCCAGATCAGGGAAATCAGCGGATCAGGTGTGGCCAATGACAGCACGATGGAAGGCAATGAAGTCGCACCGAATGTCTATGACGATGCGATTGTCATTACACAGATCAGACAGGCCATCCGAACGGCAGGCCGTGAAACTGAAATGCGGTCACAGCTCGAAATGCGCAAGTGGATGAAGGAATTACTTGCCCGGTGGTATGGGGCGTATATCGATCAACTTCTTTTCACCGCGCTTGAGACATCGGCAACAAAAACCATTTACGGCGGAGATGCGACAACCACGGCAACAATTGAAGCCGGGGATTATTTCACCCTCGCCGGAGTGTCAAAGTGTGTCACCTATTCCAAAAAGGCAACTCCTTTGATTCAGGGGCCTACCTACAAGGGTAAGAACGTGCCGGGAATTATGGTTATGTCTCCCGATCAGGCGGCAGACCTCATGGAACGTGACGCATCGTGGAATCAGTCACGAATGGACGCAGCCGTTAGAGGAACCGATAACCCGATTTTCTCAGGAGCTTTAGGAGTACATAGAAATGTTCCCATGCACGAACATCCGAGAGTATCCACCTCAGCGACATGGGGAACCGGGGCCATTACAGGCGCTCAGGCTTCTTTCCTGGGGATTATGGCCGGAGCCATTGCGTACTCAAAGAAGAAGATCTGGGAAGAAAAAACTTTCGATTATCAGAACAAAACCGGGTACTGCATCGGCGCAATCCTGGGCGTGACAAAACTGGTCATGAACTCAAACGATCTCGGTTACATCGCCTATGACACGTATCGGAGTGACAACTAATGAACCATGTGGCGGATAGGCTGTTACTGATCGTCTCAGTCGAAAGGGGGCAACTCCCGGCCCCTTGTCCGCCTACCAATTACGGGAAATCCCAAGGGAGGGATTGAAAATGCCAAGACATAAACAGTTAAGTGATCCTGTGGAAGAGGCGGGGAAATTAATACCAGCGGTAGAGGAAGAAGCAGAATTTGACAGCCTCGATGTCAGCAATATCAAGGTTGAGGTTCTACCTGAAAGTGCGGCAAAGGCGATACATCCGTTTGATGGGTATCCGGTTCAGAAGATTAAGATCGATATGGAAGAACGGGGTAAGAAAACAGGCAAGATGGGGTTTGTAAAGAAGGAATTCAGGTTGACAGATTGGGTTCTTCACAATCATCTATCTGATCCCATTCATCAAGACCCGTCAAATAAGAATCGGAAAACGTATCACAGCCGTTCTGTTATGGACATTCTGGGCGGTAATAGCGTCCCGAATGTGATCATCCAGTTTTCAACGCCGATCAAGACTGCAAGTGGTGTGTTTTTCGGTGCGTTAGTTCCTGATCCGTATATTCGGAGCCAGATTATCTTTACACTGACAAAAGGCAAGAATGCCGGACGGATTGTTGTTGACAAACGGTACATGCTCCTCGATCCGAAGCAGGATACTCGTTTGAAAAAATGCTTCATGAATCTCATGAGGCCACAACAGGAAATGGAAAAGACTGCGGATGCTCTTATGGCCGGGGAGCAACCCGAAGTAATGAAAGAAGTCGAATACGGCACAACAGAATTATAACGAGGTGAAAGATGTCAAACATCGAAGTTCAAATTAAACCTTCAGGGGTTAGTAAAAGAAACCTCGTTGATTGTCTTTACGCGGTAGTCAGTTCCATCGAAGGGATTTTGACAAAGTTGGATGCAGACGCAGGAGTTCCAGAAGGCGGGGGAAGCGGTACGCCTGAATATCTGTCTCTATGTTTCACGGCGATTTTCAACGGATCTATAACCAATAGCCGAAACGAAACCGTCATGAATGCGTTGTCAGGGAAGGAAGATACCTTTTTCACCATAAGTCCCACAGGGATCGATAATCGGGCAATAGTCAACTGTTTCTATCAAATATTTGTCATGATGGAAACTATGACTGAAAAGCTCGATGCCGACACCCTGACGCTTTCGACGTATGAAGCAAACGCCTATACCGCGTATTACTTATGGCGCGTTTATGACGAATACGGGAACTCTGTAGGAGCGGACACAACGCATACCATCACACCCATGGGAGTGAATAGTGGATGGCTTCCCGATATTCTCTATGCCTTTGTCAAATCTATCCATGTTCTTACGGATCAACTTGACGACGATGGAACTGTAACTGACACCAACTACGAGGCTTTATGGGATACGGCAAACATTCTGATGCAGGTTGAAGATAGCAAAGGAAATGTTGCCGGGAATGCCCTAACAAAATTTGACCCTTAAATTAACTCATTCAGGAGGTAACAGAATGAAGAAAAGATTGATAGTATTTGTGGCCGCATTCCTGATGCTGTTCATGGCTGTTCCGGCTATGGCGGCACTTCAGGATATGTACGCCGACGTTTATAAGTGGACTGGCGGATTTAATCAAGACGGTTCTCCGGGGTTGACCAAGATCACTTCGGGAATCACCTTTGAAGTTCGCTCACATGACAGTAACACAAGGGAAACCCTTTATGTATTCAACAGCAAGGCGTTGACCTCTCTTTCAAATCCGGTGACTACGACAAACTTTGCCTCGTCTTCCTATTGCAACAAGAGGGTTGCTTTTCGGGTTGATCCTACCGATTCAACGGACGATAAGTATGTTGATTTGCTTGTCGTGGATACCAACACAGGGTGTGTCGAAATTGTCAAACATTTTGACAAATACACCCATACCATCATCATTGATGAAAGGCCGAATATAAGGCATCACGGTGTCATCTGGTACACCCAGACAACGACAGCGCGGACAGATACCGGTATAGACCTTCCCAGTGGATCTCTGGCGGTCTATGACGTTACCGTAGAAGTCATTAAGGCCGGTCTTGGTGCAACAATTAAGGTAGGCACAGGTGAAAATTCAACGGCGGCGGCAGGTTATCTCAGTGGGCGGAGCATTGATTCAACGGGATTTTCGATGGATGCCGCTTTTATAACATCCGGCACTTGCGTGGATTACTATCCGGTGACCACCTTTGGTACATACCTGGCCACAGGCGTGACGGGTACAGGTTTAGGGGGTGCTGACAGCGGTAAAGCTATCAATGGTGGATTGTCGCGGTTGACGCATTTCATCACGGCAGCGGCAAGCAACAGGGCGCTTACTTATACGGCAAATTCCGCAGAAGGAGCGACCTATTATGGGTATATTCACTATTGGTTTGAGGAAATTCGATAACTGACAATTAACAGGGGCGAGCGTGGGAACCTCGCCCCACTTAATCAACCGGGAGATTGGGAATATGAAAGAAAAATTACAATATATATTTCAGAAAGAAAATCTTTTGCTTCTGTGTTTTCTTCTTGTGCCGTTTAGTTTTCTGACTACTGGAATATTACATAAAGGTCACCATATCGCCTTTATGCTTTCGGGATTGGTCATTATGGCATCTATGATTGAAAATTGGTGGATAGTGGCTTTTATGGGTTATCTGGTGATATGGCAACTATTCATATTTATTTATAAACTATTCGTGTATGAGTTGCCCTTTTCTATTGTTGCTAATTCATTTGATGAAACAATATACTTTATGGTCGGGGTCAGCATCTTTGTAGCCTTGGTAAAAAGTAAAATAAAGCTTGAAGTATTTTATAATGTGATCTGTGTTTCAACGGTTTTACAGGTCGGGATTGCAATTTCTCAACATCTTGGTTTCGATCCGTTCCTCTATTTCCTCAATATCTTCTTTTATGCGGTCCCTCTTTTAGAGGGCACCAGAATGACGGGAACGCTTGTCAATAACAATTTCCTTGCCGCCTATATAGCAATCACACTACCGTTCTTTTTCAGGGGGAAGACGGTTTTTTGTGACCAGACTATATTTGGGGTTAAGGTTACGAGAGTTCCGTATGGATGGTTTTATTTTATCCCTCTGATATTTTACGTCTTATATATAACGAAAACAACATCGGCGTTTATTCCTGCATTGATAGGAACGGCGGTCTACTTTAGCGCGTTTTCATTCATGTCAACAATGGTATGGCTTATGATCTGCGTTGTCGGATTCTATTACATATTCATCTACCATCCATTTTGGGGAGCGCATTACAATGACAGATTTGATATGTGGAAAGAGGCTTTAGGGCTTTCATTTAAAAGCCTCTTTACAACCGTCTTTGGTTTTGGTCCTGCCGCCTCATGGTCGCGCCCTCACCCCATGCACTCCGAATGGATTCAATGTATGCACCAGTTTGGAATCGTCGGGATAACCCTCTTAACGGGTTATGTCGTCACAATATACCGTAAAAATCGCATGCTGTTTTCAGCGTTTGTTATCGCGGTAATAAATATGGCCGGAAACAGTTCAATTCATCTATCTCCATCTGCATTTCTGATCATAATAATTGCCGGATTGATTGAAAGGGAAAGGATAAACTATGGCTGATTATCTGACTTTTAAAAACATCTACGAAAACATCATGTCTGCAATCGGGGATACGCAACAATCAAGGATAGACCAGGTTAAAGTCGTTGTCAACATGGTCTACCTTGATGAAGTTATGGTATGCGATGATCTTTACCCGATGTTCTGGTTATTTGAATTGCTTGACGATGTTAAGACAAAAGATTCCGCAGCCTTGACAGGTGTAACAAAAGCCAATCCGGGAGTGGTGACTTCTGCCTCACATGGTTTCGTCAATGGGGATGTTGTGCAGTTCGGAGTTGTTACCGGAATGACGGAACTAAATTATAGAATGGCCGTAGTTACAAATAAAGCCGCAAATACCTATGAACTATATGACCTTAACGGAACTGCCATTGATACGTCGGGATACGTGGCAGTAGGCACAGCCGGAACCGCATATCATCGGGGTGTGACTCTTTCAAAGAGCATTGTCAAGGTGCATTCATTCTCATGGCAGGATTACAACGGCTCTGTGGACGCCATTGAGTTGAAGGAAATCGAAAAAGAAACCAGATGGCTTGACACCGCCACCACGACCAGACCGGAAAGACATTATCACAAGCAACACTTCACAACAGGAGGAACAAAGACGGATCGCCTCATATGGTATCCGTTACCTGATGACAACTATGACGGCAGAGTATGGGGTGAGTTGGACCTTTCTCCAATGTCTGACGTAGGGCATGTTCCGCAACTTCCCTTTAGATTTCATAACGCTTTGATAACAGGTTCTATTGCCCGACTCGTGGAATACGGACAGATACAGATTGAAAATGCGGTCATCTGGCCTGGTCTCTACAAGATGCAGATAGAGGCCATTAAAACATATAATCGTAGTTGGTGGAAACAGTTTAAAAATCAAAGGAGTGGATTATTTCTGCCATGATTAAAAAACTCATTTCCCTCTTTATAGTTCTCGTAACCCTGATTAGTCTTAATCCGGTTCGTTCCGAGGACCTTTCGCCGTATCTGTTTCCTTTTGTTGGCAGATGGCAACCGTCAGAGGATGCACTTCTAATTGATGATAACGGTCTTCAGGACATCCAGAATCTTAGAAAAGACGGGAAGCATTTCAAGGGCGTTTCAGGCCATACGGTCATCAATTCTTCTTCGACTTCGACTTATCCCTACATCTTAAATGGATTCCATTTTCACAAGGACCAACCCCAGGAAAGTCATGTAATCATCTATTCTGCGGATTCCATGACGCCGACTACGGGAAGGCTTTATCAGAATACTACGGCTATACCGAGTCAGGGTAACTTTTCTTCAACGGCCTTATGGACATCCGTTGCAAGCGATATCTGGAGATTTTCGGCCGCTCCGGGTGGGAACATGGTTGCCTCAAATGGAGTGGAAACCCTTGTCTGGGGTGGCAATGAACTCGAAGCAACCAGTTTTGTTACCTCTTCGTCTTCGGTTACATACCTGATAGTAAATGGAAATGACTATTCTTCAATTTTAAACAATACTCGTCAGACATCCGATCAAGTAGCGACATTAATGGCGAACGGTGGAATAGACACCTATACAAAATTAATGTTGCATATGGATGGCTTAGACGGTTCTCTTTCCATAACAGACTCGTCTGGATCAGCTCATGTCATGAGTGCCGATTCCGGCGCTTCACTAAGTACGGCGGTTTATAAATATGGTACGGCATCAGCCAAAACAGACGGCGTGGACGATAAAATATCTACCGCCGATCATGCCGATTTTAATTTAGGTTCTGGAACATTTACCATAGATTTCTGGGTTAGATTTACTTCCTTCCCTGCGGTGGGTAACTGGCTGAGTATTTTGGGGCAGGTGGCAAGCGTCAACGATTACTGGTCGTTAAATGTATATAATGACGGCGGTGACGCGATGCTTTACTTGGAAACAAGGACGGGGGGAGGGGCCTTCACAAGACCTGTTTACACCGGTTCTTCGGCAGGCATGACGACAAATGTATGGTATCATATAGCGGTAGTCAGGGGATGGGGCGGCGTGGCAAATGGATGGGCCATAACCGTTAATGGGACAGCCTATGGGACGGCCACGGACGCCACCACATTGCCGGATGTTGCAGGTTCTTTTTATTCCGGCTATGGAGTAGCGGCAGGGACAGGATATTTCCATAACGGGTACATAGACGAGTTAAGAATATCAAAAGGTACGGCACGATGGTTAAGCAACTTCACTCCCGTTACTCAGGCATATGGCAATTCTTCCGATACATTTTTAATAGGTTCTAAGCGACCACTTCAAGGCGTTAAACTTTATGTGTCTTCTGGAAATACGACTGCATCAACGATGTTTGTTGACGAATGGCAGGGAACGTCATGGACGCCATTAACCATAACAGACAACACGGACACCGGGGCTACCCTTGCACAAACCGGGACAATAACATGGACCGCCACCGGAGCCGCAAAGCCGAGATACATTGACGGACTATCTTTATATTGGTATCAATTTCATTTCACGGCAGGTCAGGCCTCTATCTATTATGTAACCGTTGATGCGCCCATACAAACTGCCAAAAACATTTGGGACGGGATAGAAGAATATACAGTAAAATGTCTGAAATATGACGGCACGACATACAAGGACTATACGAATCAGGTAAATGATGGAAGTCAATCAACGTACGCTGATTTTTCAAGTCTTCAAACCACGCACGCAATTTATCTCGGTTTCCTCAACCCACAGCAAGGTATTAATTTTACCTTTGTCGCCGGCAGCGAAAACGCGACTGCGGCTACTGCCATGTCTCTCAGTAAGTGGAACGGGAGTAACTGGGAACTGGCAGGGGCGCCGAACGATGGAACCCTGACCACAACAACATCTTTCAGCAAAGGCGGCGTTGTTTCTTTCCAGGGAGCTACAAAGGGGACTGAATTTAAAAGAGCGATATCTGACGAATTTCCCCTTTATTATTACAAGATTCAATTCGCCGGAAATCTTGATGCCGATGTCAAGGTTTCGGAGATCACCGGGATTGCCTTCCCTGACGATGTACCGCCCCATAAATTCTCTGAAACATTTCAGAATAGGCTCTTCCTCTTTAACGAGAAATCAGGAGATAAGAATAAGGCTACTTATTCAACCTACAATGCGCCCGATTTGATGAATGGCGATGATTCAGGTGAGATCATCTTCGGAAACAGGGAAGAACTGACCGCCGCGACAGTGATTTACAATATCTATACTAATACCGCCGTGGAGCAGATGCTTATTACAAAGCGAAATGAAACTTATCGACTTTCGGGAACCGATCCCTCTAATTGGGTTTTGCAGAAGATGTCAACAAACATCGGATGTGTCGCACCTCTTTCGATGGTCAGTGCAGAAATGACTGAATCAGCAGATGTGAAAAGAACCGTAGCCATCTGGCAATCGGACAAGGCCGTGGTCATGTCAGACGGTGCAACTATCGTTCCTATATCGGATGATATCAAGTGCTATTTTGACCCTAATGATTCGCGTTATATACCCACTACAATGCAAAGCAAGAGTGTGGCATGGTATGACCCCTCGACAAGAAGTTATAAACTCCTTATCGCTTCTGGTGCGTCAGCCACTACTTTAAATACAGAGTTGGAATATTCCCTCAAATACAAGGAATGGACAAAGATATACAGGGAGAATGCTGCGGGTGCTAATCCGTTACAATCGGGTTGGCAGGTCTGGGATACAAACGGAGTGGGCTACACTTATGGAGGTGGGACAGATGGTTTTGTCTATCGCCTTAATAATGGCAATAACTGGAACTCAAAGGCGAATATTACTTCTTATCTCTGGACAAAAGATTTTGTCTTGGACAACGTAGCGCCCATGATGCGAAAGTCCACAATCAAATATCTGAGAAGCACGTATAAGAAGAAGGCCGTGGGAAATATCACGATTTCTCATTATGGAGATCGGGTAATAACGACATCGGGTTCAAGTGGACAGATGGGACCGGCAATTATCACGGCGGCAAGCACGACATATTACGATACTCAGTCAACGATACTCGGCCCATGGCT